GGATCATCTCGGACGCGACGGCCAGCGCATCCGGCAGGCCGATACCGGCCTCGGTCACCGCCTCGGGGATGATCGGCTGGACGTTCTGCGCGGAAAAACCAATCTCGTCAGCCGGGTAGACTTCACCTTCCGGCCCGAGCCGGTGGAAGTTGATCGGCTCGATCGCGAGGATCTCGGGCAGGCCCACAGTGGCGGGCGTGATGTCGGTCTTCAGGCGCTCGTCGGACACGTCGCGGTAGGCGCCGTGCCCGCCGACCCACGCGAGGTTGTTATAGCACCGGCCATCGAGCGGGCTCATGACCCAGCACTGCTGGTTGTTCATGACCCAGATTGCGTCGCCCGTGGTGGTGTTGAAGTCCCAGTAGTAACCGCCCGCCATCTGCATGACGCGGCCAGAGCCGCCGGGGCCGATCACTATGTTGCTGCCGTGCGCGAACAGCGCGGCACCCGCCGAAATATTGCGCGCAGCACTGATATCGACAGACGCTGTAACACTGCTGTTGGCGTTAACGTTGCCGGTGGAGTTCACATAGCCGCCCTGCACCGTGCCGGCCGCGACCACGTTGCGTTGGGCGTTTACATCGAGACCAACCGTCCAGCTTTGTGCGACTGACCCATTGCCTGAACCATCGATCGTGAACAATACAGCACTGTCACCGCCACGGACGTACTGCATAGTCCCGTTGGCCCGCGCGTAGCGCCACGCCCAGCCGCCGCTGTCCTGCACGTAGTAAGCGTAGGTCGCATCGCCGGTAAGGTAGCCGCCAGTGGGTCCAACTATATGAGCGTTCGCTGTGATGTTGCCTGATACGGTCCCGCCAGCGAGCGGCAGAAAGCTACCGATGGCGAAGCTGCCGACATTGGTGTTGTCCACCCACGCCTGCAGTTGCGTGCCTGTCCAGTTGAATGCGTAGAAGTGCGCCGCACCCTGTGCATACGAAATACCGGCGCCGCCGACAGTCAAAGGCCCGGTCAACACGCCGCCCGTTAGCGGCAGGCGCAAGGCGTCCTGCGTGTCCACGTAGAGCTTGGTCGCGGCGTGCAGATTGGCAGTGGGCGCGCCCGAGAGGGTGAGCAGACCGGTCAGCACGCCCCCGGTGAGCGGCAGCCAGCGCGCGTCGCCTTGAGGGGCGGTGAGGAACTGGTTCCATTCGGAAGCATTGAACGCGTGCGCGGGGATCGCCGCCTTGGCTTGGTAAAGGCCGGTGGTTTGCCGCACGAGGTCGTTGATCGCGTAGGCGGCGGTGGGGCTGTGGAAACGTATGGGGAGAAGATCCCTGGCGGTCGGGGTCGGGTCGATCACACCGAGCTGATTGTCCGCGAAGTTCACGAAGAACTCGCCGACGGGGCGCGTGTTCGGGGGTCGCTGGTTTGATACCGAGGACCGGGCATTCTGCACGCGCGATGTCATGGCTATGTAGCCTCGTGGTTGGCCCGTATATACGGGCGGCTAGACAACGATACCGCGCAGGCCGAGCGACTGCTTAACACTGGCGTAGATGCTGTCGATCTGCGGCTTGGTCAGGATCGCGTTGTAGCTAGCGAAGAACGCGATGTCGCAGGCACCGTTGTTCGTCGCGAGGTTTGTCGATTGTGATGAACCGAGGATTTTCAACATCGCACCGGCGGTGTTGGTATACGACGTGGCATTCGTAGCGCTCAGATTCTTGGTCAGGTCATACGACATCGGGTTAGCGCCGCCACCGTGAGTGACGGCGAAAAAGCGCCAGTCGGTGATTGGCGGCGTGACCAGGCCAACGTTAACGGTTCCGCCGGAGAAAACCTGAAGCGCGGTCGATCCGCCAACATAGGGGCTATATCCGATATAGCCGTTGTAATAGTTGCCTACGATGAATACCTGCGTGCCCACTTGCGATGCCACGGGCGTCTGCCGGCAGGCTATCAGCGCACTCTCCGATGGTGAGTGAAATGGTGATTGCGTTTGCAGCGCACCTGTCGCGTTCTGGCAGTGGATATAGTTCGGGAAATACGTCGGCGGCCCGGCGGTAAAATTGGTGAACGCACCGGATGGGCCGACGTTCTGACTGGTGGCGAGGTCTTTGCCGAGATAGGCCCAGGTGTCCAGGCCAGCGATCACCGGCAAGGGCTTGACGATGGCGGAGGCCGAAAAGTCTACGCCTGCGAGGGTGATGGCGGTCGGCATGGTGTGGTGTCTCCTATGCCAGGCAGCAGATCTGCATGGCACTGCCGTTGCGGTAGATCTGACCGTACTGCACGCCGCCGGCCTTTGCTGTCGTGTCGTCGCTGTAACTGGTGGACGCCGGCAGCCAGTCGAAGAAGAACTTGGGCGCCGCCGTGTTGATGTTGACCGCGCGCATCAGGTTGGTCGCGTGATTACCGAGGCGGAAGGTATGGTTCTCGGTCGCAGTGGCCGCGTCGATTGCGCCGCTCGCCCCGAGATAGATCAGGCCGGTGCCGTTGATGAGCGTCGAGGAGCCGACGTTCGGCCCGAGCAAGAGGTTGCCGGGGACGCTTTGGCCCTTGCGTGCAACGTTGTAACCGACAAACACCGAGTTGCTGCCCGACCCCATGTTCGGATCGGACAGCGCGAACGCACCGATCGCCACGGTGCCTGTCACGGAGGGCATCACGCCATCGGTGCCGTAGCCGACCCAATAGCCGATATAAACCAGATCAACCAGATTGTTGCCGTTGCGCCCGGCGTGCGTGCCTACGTAGGTGGAGCGCAGATTATTTGTCGAGTTGCGCGACGCATCGGAACCGATCGATATAACGCCACCTGGGTTCGGATCGACGCGAAGCGTCCCGCAGCCGAGCGCGGTGTTTTGCTGACCAAGGCCAGAGTGATTGGCGCCGACCTGCATGCCCACATAGGTATTCTCACCGGACTGCATTTGCGTCGCGCCGGGTAACTGTCCGCCGCCGGTCTGCGTGCCGATCAGCGTGTTGCCGATGCCGATCGATTTGATGCCCTGGCCAATATGGGTATTTGCGATACCCGGCACGCCGAGCGCCCCCGGCGACGGGGTATAGATACGAAACGACGGGAGGCCACCGATAAAATATTGATCCACGACGTTGACCGAATTGAACGTCGGATCAAGGCCGGGTCCGCTACCACCCGCGTTCAGCACCGCCTGGTCGACGTAACCCTTGGTCGCCGCCTGCGGCGCGGAGGTCGGATCGGCCGCAAGCGCGATCGGGCCGGTCATGGTGCCGCCGGTCAGCAGCAGAGCATGGGTGTCGATGTAGCTCTTGGTCGCGGCACCGAGGGGGAGAGTGGGATCGGCGGCGAGGATCAGCGGCCCGGTCATGGTGCCGCCGCTCAGTTGCAGCATGCCGGCGGCGGATATGTTTGCCGCGAACGTGCCTTGCTGGTTGATGCCGGCGACAATATTCCCGGCGCTATCCTGCCAGACATACACGAAATCGGGCACGCGCGGATCGGCAGCGCCGAACTTATCGGCGCCGAGCGTGAGCGTCGTGGTCGCCAGCGTCGGCACGGCGAGGTTGTTGGTCTGGATCGACGGCCAGAACAGCACGCCCGCCGGGCTTATGCTGGCGCCGATATTGCCGGCGGCGTCCTGCCAGGCGAACGCGATGTCGGGATAGCGCGGGTCGAGCTGCGCGATGACGGACCCGCCAGCGACAGTCAGCGGGCCAGTCAGGGTTCCGCCTGCCAGCGGCAGGAACGCACCCGCGCTCGCGGCGTTGAACGCGGCGTCCACGTAGGCTTTGGTGGTGAGCTGGAGGGCTTGGGTCGGGTCGGCCGCGACGTAGACGGCCGGGGCGTGGACGGCGCCGAGCGTGTCGATCGTCACGGCGATGTTGCCGTTGGCGTCCTGCCAGGCAAGGGCGGTGCTCGGGATGCGAGAGTCGAGCTGAGTGATCGTGGCACCGCCATAGGTGGTCAAGGGTCCGGTGATGGTGCCGCCGGCCAGGGGGAGATAAGCACCGGTGCCGGTGGAGATCTGGCTATCGACGTAGGCTTTGGTGGCTGCCTGCGTGGGTGCGGTGGGGTTGGTGTTCAGGAAGAGATTGCCGGTCATGGTCCCGCCCGCACGGGCGAGGTTGAGATCGGAATACTGTTTGGAGGCGGCGTGCAGGGGCTGGGTGGGATCTTGGGCGAGGGTGAGCGGCCCGAGCATGGTGCCGCCGGCACGCGCGATGAAAGTAGAGTCGGCGTACCGCTTGGTGACCGCTTCCATTGTGGCGGTCGGGTCGCGGGCGAGGATCAGGGGTCCTGAGAGAGTACCGCCTGCGATCGGGAGGAACTGCGTGCCGATGTTCACCCAGCCGAGGATGATGCGGTTTTGGGCGTCGATGGAGGTGACGCCGAGGTAGTAGCCGGCGGTGGGCACGGGCGGGGTGTCGGGGAAGACGAGGATGCCGTCCTTCGGGGCCTGGCCGAGATTGAAGGGGCGAGTCATGGGTTCGGCCCGTACCAGAGACCCCACGCACGCGCGCCGAGGGCGGGTGGGTCGCCAAAGGTGACGGACGAGGCGGTCACGTTGTAATCGGTGCCGGGCTGCTGGATCACGCCGTCGATGGAGATGAACAGCTCGACGGCGGAAGACGGCGTTACGGGGGCACCGGTTCCGGCGAGCGTGAGCGGATAGGTGGCGGTGGTGCCGTCTATGGGGCTAAAGGGGGCGAGTTGCTGGGTCTGCACCCGGCTCGGGGCGATCGATGCGGCGGGGGCGAGGATGTCTATAAGTATAAGAGTACCGGCGAGGAGGGGGCGGAGGAAGGTGAGGGTGTTGGTCGCGGGGTTGAAGTCCCAATCGCCGGTGCCATCGACCGGGGCGTCACGGGGCACGCGGGCACCGTTGATATAGACATCCAGCGGTTCCGGCACCGTGGGGTTGACCGTGTAGGACTGGCCGTTGCGATCCGGGGTCGAGAGATTGAAGGTCGTCTGCTCAGCGGTCGCGGCGTAGGACAGCGTGAGCATCAAGGCTTTGGTCGGCGCGTAGAAGGGCACCCACTCGGTGCCATTCCATACAAAGGGCTGCTCGGAGGTGGTGTTGTAGTAGATCGCACCGGGTGGGATCGGCTGTCCGGTCGCTGTGGTCGCGGGAGGTGCGGGGTGCGCCCCTAAGTATAAGGAAGACAGACTACCGAAAGCGGCTGCCGCCTGGTTCGCCCACCAGCGGGAGGACCAATGCTGCCCGGTGATATCGAAGCTCGCGAGAAAGTGACTGGGAATCTCGTTGGGCATGTACTCGGCCCAGGCACCGGCCAGTTCCTGGTCCAGGCGCGCCTGATTCGCGGATAGCTCGGCATCATTGGCGGAGTTCGCGGCGTCGGAGGCACTGTCCTGAAGAGTTGCGCCTAAGGCATTGATTTCGGCTGCATTTTGCACGGCCTCACGGGCGGCGGTCTCGGTTCTGGCGGCCCGATTCTCCAACTTCTCAAGCTGAGATTGGACGGCACGCTGGTCGGCGAGGATCGAATGAGCCCGCGTATTCACCACGTCAGCCAGGGAAGCAATCTGGCGGGTAGCTTCGGCAATGCTGGGGGCCAGGTGGGTTTTGAGTTTTTCGATGGTAGATGGGGAGAGATCTTCATACGCGATCTGAGCTGTGTGCTGTACAGCACGGGTAAGATTGCCGAGGGTCGAGAGGGCCTGGTAGATGGCGTCAAACTCGCGATCCAGCCGATCACCGGGTTGCGGCGTGCTTGGGCGCCTCGTGCTGTGGTCCGTAAAGGAGAACGCACGGCCGGGTGGCTGGGTCGTGATCGACATCGGCGTTCCCCAGGGGGTTGACAGACTGTAGCGGTTGTAGTGCCGTAAGGGCAACAGTGATGCAACAGCTCGGGCGATGAGATACGTTTGTATATACGGTCGGTCTGGTTACCAGGTCTCCGCGCCTGTCTGTGATAGGATCGCGGCCGGCCGGCGGCCGAGCCAGGGGGCGGTTTTCGATTTCGAAACGGCCGCCTGGCAGACGGCCGTCCGAGCGACCCGCCGGGGTGCGGATAGGGTGCCGTTGACGATGCCGCACCCTCTAGCTTAGAGTGTGACAAGCCTAGTGTTATCAATGGGTTAAGATCGCGGAAAGCCTGGTATCGGGCGGAAGCCGTGCTAAGGGGCCAGCAAATCGTCGGTTTCACCGTTCGCCTTACGCAGCTCGGCAACTCGGCGGTGCAGCTCTGAGAGGGACATTTCAGCGCCAGACTTAGCCCCTAGATCGGGCACCAAACTACGCCCCGTTCCAAGATATCCGTAAAATTCTAACAAAGTTCGCGATGCAGCCGACCGAGCCGTTGGCGTTGCATCAAAATTCCCCGCGACTTCCCGCAACGTACTGAGTGCCAAAGCAACGTCGTCCTGTGTGGCGCCAGACGTTGCACGGGTTACACGCGCCATGGGCTGTCATTCTCTCGCATAATTCCGGCCGCGCGCATGCCAGCCACAATTTCAGCCCATGGCGCGTGGTCACCTTCCGCTTGCGCCACAAGTGCGCGCACAACGTCTAGCAGCTTAACCGGCCGCGTATACCGTGGACGCATCGCGATAATGCGCGCAATGGGCGCCCACGATTTCATACCGTCTGAAAGCACGAGCTCCGCCACGAAGTCATCCCGCGCAGCAATAAGCTTAGCAGGGTCCGCCGCACCGTCACTCTTGCGTCGGTCCCCCGCATAACCCGGCGCATGCCGTTCGCACCATTCCTTACCTTTCGTCGCGAACCGACCGCACCACGCACATTGCCGGGTCCGGGCCCGCGCCATCCTGCTAGTCTCAGGCGTGTAGGGTATTAAGTCAGCTTTGGTCATACCTGACCGTATCGCGAATCGGCCCCACAGAAAAGTTGCTTATGTTGTCATCTTTTCCTTGACAGCAACCGCACCCGCCACTAAATGACACCTATCAGCGAGGCCAATCAGGGCCCGCCGCATTGGAGCGAAAGCCCATGTCCGCACGTAATTTCATATTCTACCGCGGCCCATCAATGCTAGATGGCGCACCTATACTGGCAGTCGCCACAATTCAACGCTCTTCGAACGTAAAAACCGGCGCCATGGTGCAAACCTGGATCATGCGCGACGATATCAATCCTATCGACGCTGCTAGACAGGGACTGGACTTTTCGATTTGCGGTGATTGTCAGCACCGTGGACAGCATAATGACGCTGGCGAAAGAATACCCTCCACGCGTTCCTGCTATGTGCGGCTCGATACCGCCCCGTTGAACGTGTGGAACACCGCGCGTCGCGGCCGGTATGATGACCTATCAGCCGACCTACCTATTGCGGCCGAACGTGTCGCTGGCAAGCTGCTCCGCCTTGGGTCATATGGTGATCCCGCCGCTGTCCCCTATGCTGTATGGGAGACCCTCTTAGCCAATGTCGCTGGCCGCACCGGTTACACGCACCAATGGCGCAGCTTTCCTGAGTTCTCAGCTTGGGTTATGGCAAGCTGCGATAGCAGCGCTGATAGAGTTGCCGCGCGCGTCCTAAACTTTCGTACCTTCCGCGTCGCACCCGCCGCAAACTACACTCGCGAAGCGGGCGAAATCCTCTGTCCCGCTTCCGCCGAAGCCGGCAAGCGTACCACGTGCGCAGCGTGCAAGGCGTGCGGTGGGCACTCCGCCCGTGCCAAGGCTGACGTTATGATCCCTGCCCATGGCACCGGTCGAAAGTTGGTCGCATGACACTGCGACTCTTCAAAGTCATGGCAGACCGTTTCGACGCGGAATGGCAGACCGTTGCTTAACCCTCCACGCCTCGCAAGGAACCCCGCTATGAAAACCTCTCGTCAATCCGACAGCGTCACTTGGTGGAAGATGGGCCGCAATGCCGCGACCCTCTACGGCCTCGATCGCGCGCTGCAAATGTCGGCCGACATTCGCCAGAGCGGCGCCCGCCTGCTGTTCCGCTCCGGCGCCCTAGGCGAGCGCAAGCCCCGTACACGCCCCACAAGGAACCCGCTATGACTTACATCCAAGCATCCCTGCACTGCCCCCGCATCGGCCGGGCAGACTACCTCGCCGGTAAAACCCTCTGCGCTAATCCGTATGTCGCCGGGACCTATTGCGCCCGCCTCTGGGCAGATGGCTGGCTGCGCCAGTGGATGGGGGCGTGACCATGACCCCCACCATAACCTTTGAAGCATGCCAGGATCGTCCCAACTATTGGGATAACCTCCCCCATGCACGTCGCGCCCACGATGGCCGCAATGGCGACTGGCGCATGTCCCATACTCGCATCGCCAAATCATTCTCAACCTTTACTCTCGCCGAACGATACGCTAGACGCATCCTGGGCCAGCGACCGGGTGTCCCCGTCGAGTTGTGGCGCCACATTGACGGCCGGGTCGAGTCCCGCGTCGCTACAGTCAGCCGCGACGCGCTAGACCACACCTGGACCGACCTGAACACCTGGGAACCCCTGGCATGACCCCCGAGCGATTCCGCACCGCCCTGACCGCCCTCAGCATGTCCCACCGGCATTTCGCCGAGTGGGCCCAGGTCAGCGACCGACGCGTGCGTTCCTGGGCAAACGGCACCGCCGATATTCCGACCCTCCTCGCCGATTGGCTGGAGGGCCTGACCCAATATCTCGAGGCCCACCCCATGCCAAAGCACCGGCAGGACGGAACCCCATGACCCAACCACCCATTTCCCAGCCCTCAGAGGCACCCTACAGCCCCCACAATCTCCCCGGCTACCCCTCTACCAGGCCACCCGCTCAACGCCTCCAGCAGGCCCGCCAGAGGCTGCGCTGGAGCCGTCAGGGGCTCGCCGACCTCCTCGGGCTGAAACACGCGACCATCTTCCGCTATGAAACCGGCTCCCGCACCCCGACGCAGGAGATGGTCCTCTGGCTGGAGGCCCTCGCCACCGAGCTGGAAACCGCCCTGCACCGCGCGCCACCGCCCCGCTAGACTTCGACCCTCCACGCCAATCCCACAGATCCCACAGGCACCGCCCATGGACGACCAGATCAAACAACGCTTCACGGTCCTGACCTGGGCTGTCGGCATCACCGCCGGGCTGACCATCGCCACCCTGAGCATCGTGGTCACGCTGTCCTACCAGCTCGGCTCGATCGCCGGCCAGCTCGCCGTGCTCATCGGGCACGTGCAGCTGAAGTAACCCCGACGCAGTCCCACAGATCCCATAGGAGACCACCATGAGCACCGCCGCCGGCATCCGCCGCCTGTTCGCCTACGGCCTCACCGCCGCCATCCTCTCCGGCCTCGCCCAGCACCTCATCTACGTCCCGGACGACCCGCGCGCCTGGGGCAGCGTCTGCGTCATCGTGCTCTGGATGACCTACCGGCACCGCCGCAGGCCCGCCTAAGGCACCGACCTTCCACACACCCGGCCTCTCCACAGAGGCCGGGTGTTTCTGACTCCTCGACCTGAGGCACCGCCTCCAGAGTCACAAATATTCCAACTTCCCACCCCTCAAAATTAAATCGGCACCGCCTCTTTTCCATCCGGGGGTCACCGGGCAAAAAGCGACTGCAAACCTCTCTCTATATATCACTTTTATGTCTATCTATAAAAAACAAATGAGGCATAGATATACCCCCGACCCCCCCGGATTGACCCCTAAAACTGGTTCTGAGGCCCAGTTTCAACAGTTTCTCTTAACCGTACGTTATAATACCCCGATCTGGTCGTGCCATCGATCTCCATTTTCGGATTATGCAGGGTGCGATCGCCCTTCCCGGCATCCTCGATAATGAGCACCGAGAGCCTCCGATAAAAGTTCGCGTGCGACACACCCCCGGCGCCGCGCTCCTCGAAATCCTCCAACATAACGCGCGCGTGCAACTTATCACCTCGGTTTCCCGTGAACTCAATCCGCTGCGCAAACCAGTCTTCGACCGGCCGGCCCTCCTCGGTGAAGTCTTGTGACGCCATTTCGCTCAGCACGGGCCGTGCCACAGGTCCAAACATGGTGTGCCGCGCCGCACAGTCGATCAGCCAGGCGAGCACTCCTTCGGCTTCGTGCGCGACAATCCAGTCGCCCAGCCCCGCCTCGACCACACCAGGCAGGCCGTCCGCTGAGACCAGGCCCAGGCGACGCAGGATCGATCCACCATCATCCCCGTCCAGGCCCTTGTCAGGTAAGCCGTTGGTGATCAGCCAAGGCGTGAGGCACAACCGACCCGCGCGGGGCGTGCCGTACTTCTCCTCGATCGTGATCTCCGCGCTGGAGACCAGGCGTTTGATCAGCGCCGCGTTGAGCGCGCCATGCTTCTCACGGATCTCCTCAAACACCACGACCCGCCGCCGCTCCAGCGCCGCGAGCTGGAACCGCTCGGCCTGTGAGGCCCGCCCAGCACCTTGTCGGCTGTCGCGCACCAGCAGCGAGCTGTCGCCTACGGTCGCGTAGCTCCCCAGCACCCGCACCACCACCGACATGATCGTGCTCTTGCCGGTGCCCGAACGCCCGATCAGCCAAGCCAGCAACTGCTCGGCGTTGTGCCCGAACAGCGATCCGCCCACCAGATCTTCAAACCATCGTCGGTTGTCCGTGTCCTGCCCGAATGCAGAGTCCAGCATCCCGCTGAACCGCGCAGCGGCACCCAGCACACCGGGTTCCACGCGCGTGCACTGGAGGTTGAAGTCGGCCAGTGTGACCGCTCGCCGGTGCCCGGTCTGCAAACTCCACACCGACGCGGGCGTCTGCAACACGTTCGCGTCCTCGTCCCAGCATTCCAGACCCCGGTGCAGATCGATCCGGGTCTCACTGATCAGCCGGCACACCGCGTGCAAGTAGTCCCGCGACAGCATGCTGGTGACGACCGTCGGCCGGAGCCGCAGGCGCCGCAACACCAGATCCTCGATGATCTTCTCCGCGTCGGCCATTACCTGCCAGTGCGCCGCCTCCTCGCTGTGCCAGGCCAGCGTGTCCTCGTCGCGGTGAACGAAGCGACCGGACCAGCCACGCATCGCCAGCCCAGGCACCCAGCGCACCCGATCGCGCAGTTGCGCCACCACCCAGCTCGCGCAGTGCCCGTGATCCACCTTGGGGTTGAAACCTTCTCGCCCCACCGGCCATAGGGCGGGGTCGAACCCCGCCCCGCCGCCACCGCCGCCACCGCCGCCGCTCACCGTGCTGCCTCCCCGGCCCGTGCCTTGCGCCACGATTCCAGCTTCAGCAGCCATGCGACCTGCTGCCCAGCCGACACGCCAGGACAGTTCTGGATCAGCCAGTCCACACCGATCGTGCTGCTCTTGATGCCCTGCCAGAGGCGCACATCGTCCGCCGGGTCCGCGTCTGGCCAGCCTCGCGCCCAGTCCTGGAACGCCTTCAGACCCCACGCCGAGCCGCCGGAGGCGCCCCACAGGGCGTGCCCCACCGCAACCCATTTGTCGCGTCCCACACCTCTGTCATTGGGCCAGGGTGCCAGCACCTCGGCCCCTAGATCTTCCGGCCCTTCCAGTAGGCCACCCGGCCCACCACCTCCTTCACCGACCTGTATCCGACTGCCGGCCCAGGACACCTGCACGCGCGCGTTTTCCACGCCTAACACCCGGCTGATCGCCTCCAGCAGATCCCGCAGTTCTCCCGCTGACAGAAAGGGCAGCTTGCCGGTGTAGGGCGGCGGCCCCGACTCACCGTCTTCACGAATCCACCTGTAGGGTCGTCCGGTCTTGCCGTGCATTCCCGCCAGCACCCACTGCGTGCCGTGCGCCAGCACCTCGATCTGTTCGCCGTCGCGCACCGTCAGGGTCATCTTCCGCAACGGGCGCTGCTCCGGGTCGTCTTCGTCCGGCGGCGCGAGATCGAACGGGATCGCGCCTCTGGGCGGGTTGCCCACTCGCCACCCGCGCTGGGCGCTATCGCCCATGTAGGTCCACAGCAGGGTCTTTACGGCGTGGGCTTCCGCCGGATCATGCAGATCCACGTCGATGCAGGGCCACCAGGCACCGTTCACGCCGATGCCGGCGCCGTGCGTCCAGGCCCGCACGCAGTCCCATGCCAGCCGAACCGGCTCTGGTTCGTAGTGACTGCCGGAGAACACGGCCCTCAGCCCAGTCTCAATCACGTCATACACGCCCTCCCCGTGCACCCCGATCGGGTACCAGTGGCCGCGATTGTCCATTGCACCGGGGCACTTGCCGCCGAACCGGCTGGCCCAGGCTTTCAGCGCCTGGCGTTCAGTCCAGCCGTGATAGGTCTGCAACTCCCGCAGCCGGCCCTTATCGACCGCCAGCGGCGGGATGATGGGGTGCAGATGCGTCCAAGCCTGCGAACCGTATTCTTCTTCGATCTCCCGCAGGCGCGCCGGCAGCCGATCACGCACAAACGATCCACCGCTGTTGCACGCGGCCCATGGAAACTCTATCTTGGACATGCTGATACCTTTCGTGGTTCCGGTTGAAGCAAGCTAAGCTTGTCGGTGTCCGCCAGACCCGGCACGTACGAGGAGCCTCTCCACCTCCTTTCCTAAAACCCCCCGCCAGTGCCAGTACCAGCGCCGCCAGACGCCTCCCGGCGCTGGCGGGACCCCAGCGCACGGATCGCGATGCTAGGCGGCTGTTGCGCCTGTACGCAACCGTACCGCGACAGTTCTGTTGCAGATATTCGCCTTGACCTAGCCCTGGTGGCGCGCGACACCCGTAATCGCTACTGGTGGCGCGCCTCTATGCACGAGCAGGTTCTCAGCAGCGTCCCAAGATCCGTGTTCGGCGCCCACGGCGCGGTGAGCATCTATCCGGCGTGCGGGCGCCTGCTGGATCGCCTGTCCCGGACGCCGGGCCGCTGCGTCACGCGCGAGCAGTTGATCTCGGCGATCTGGCCGGATCCCGACGACGAGCCGGATGGCGATACCGCCAGGCACGTCGGCACCCTCGTCTGCATGCTGCGCCGCGCGATGCGCCAGGCGGGCTGCCAATTCGCTGTCGCCACCGTCTGGTCCGAGGGCTACATGGTCACCGAGGAGCCGCCGACCGCGATCTGGCTAGGCCGTGCCGACGCCCACCTGGTGGCCCGTCTGCTCCGTACGCACCCGGATCAGGCCGCGCACCGGCTGGCGCCGGTATTCGACAGCGGCCTTGCCCCGGTGCCGCTGCGCGATACCACGCGGGCGGCTTAGCGTTCCGTCCGGCAACTCTCGTTTGCGGACGTTATCTTGCGCGCGCGGCGGCGCGATCGAGGATCGCTATTGGCGCGTTTCCCGGCCGCCTCCTGCGCCAGCCGGAACCCGGCGGCAGCGACAATCCCGCGCACCATGTCGAGACAACCGGCCCTGACATCGGGGCGCGTCCTGCGCCAGTTGGCGTTGTCTGCCTCGTCATCCCATTCTGGAATGACGCCGCTCACTGCGCGCGTCGCGGCGGCACGGGCATAGAACTTCGCGCCGGCCAGAATATCCCTATCGTCCATCGGCCACTCCTGCATCATCATGTCCTGCCGCCACGTCGGCTCAGATCAGTTCTTCGATCTCCGGCTGACGTGGGCTTTGGTGTCGGGGCCGATACCGCCGGCCAACGTCTCCGCCAGATGCGCCTCGGTCTCACCGGAAATCAGCATGATGTCGATCGGCAACCCAAGCTCGCGGCCCTCGATGCGGATGTAGGTGTCGCCCGGCTGCTGGCGAAACTTGTCGAGGTTGGCGAAGCTCAGGCCGAGCACCAGGATTTTCCGGCCATCGGGGGCGGTCGCCATCGCTTTGATCATCGGCCACTCCTTCAAACGTCGGTTTGCTTATGCGTATTTTTGCTCAGTTTGTGCAACGGTCTGAACGGTGTTTATGGCCTTCGTGACGGGATCAATGTCCTCGATCCACAGGCCGTCAGACTTCTCCTAATGGCTCCCACGGTTCAGCCGCCACATTTGGCAGCGAGTCACGGAACCGCTGGTGCAGCCATATCCATATAACGTGCGTCTCCAATACGGGTAGTTCTGGCAGTGCTCCTAGTTGGCGTGATGTGCCGGGGATTGCGTTCGTGCAGATGTCTACCGCCTCGTCCTCCGTGTAGCGTCCGGCTTGGCCGATGCTGGCGACGTAGCCGCAGCGGTCCGGACCCCACCATGCGCCGTGCTCGTGCGACCAGATCAGATACATCTCAGGCATCGCTCGCTCTTTCTGGCGGGGTGCGGCAGATTTTCAGTTCACTCAGTGCGATTTCCAGGCATCGCTTGGTCGCTGCCGGATCGCTCTTCGTGATCGCGAGCATCGCGGCCTGCGTGGCGACAAACGTGGCGTTGCGCGCCTCGGGCAGCAATTTGCCCCTGGAGATGTTAGTGCTCATACGAAGTCTCCAACTCCTGCAAATCTCCGTTTCTATGCACCTTGTTACTCATTAGGATCATAGTCAGTGAGCACATGCTTGATGTGATCAATCACATCCTGTGGTGTAGCAGAAAGGTTGGGATACGACGTGTTGTCGAACAAGTAGTCGGCTTGTCCATAAGTGATGTCATAGTATTTCATCGCAGCGTAGAAGCCGTCTTCACCTTCACATGTAGGCTCAAAAGACACAGCATACTCACGCATGGCATCCTCAGTCTTGTTCCATGCTTCAGTGCTAGTCAGTGGCACATGCATGTAGATAAACCTGCCATCAGGTTCATGCTGGTCAAGTATCCATGATGCCTGCAAGTATAGGCCCTCAGCCATACACTTAGGATCAAGTGCAGCCCATCCCA